ATGCTTGTCAAGAGAATTGTGAAGTAGTAGAAGAATGATTTTGCTTGTAGATGCAGATAGTTTGGTTTTTGCAAGTTGCTACCGCCCAAAGGAGGATGTTGACACATTCTACACAAATTTAGATGATGTCATTCACAAATTTGATGAATCATTTATGAAGATAGTAAATGATCTATCTGATAAGTACGAGGTAAAAGAGGTGTTAACCTTTAACAATAGCAAAGGCAACTTTAGAAAACTAATTACACCCACTTACAAAGCCAATAGGATAGGACAGAAGAAACCTCCACTGCTTAAAGAGATGCATGACTATGTTCAAGAAACTTATGATGGCATTTATGGATACGGAATTGAAACAGATGACATAGTTGCTCAATATTGGAAAGAATTAACTACTAAGTTTGGCAGAGAAAATGTAATGATTGTTAGCATTGATAAAGATTACCTTCAATTTCCGGCATTGATTTATAAGTACAATCGAAAAGAAATTTTAGACGTGTCTAAATTTGATGCGTTAAAAAACTTTTACACTCAAATGATAGTTGGGGATAGTTCTGATAATGTCAACTACTTTATGGGACGAGGTGTCAAGTTTGCAGAGAAGTATTACAAGGACTGTGACACAAAATATCAATTCACTAAAATGTTATACCTTCTTTTTAAAGAACGATACAAGAGCAAAGCAAGGGAGAAATACATAGAGTGCTACAACCTTTTAAAACTAAGAACAGAATGAAATATAGTGTTAAATCAATTAAATCATTTGAATGCAATGATTGGTTATTAAACAAACATTATGCAAAACGTATTCCTATGATTTGTTTTTCATTTGGTTTGTATGATTCAACAAATATATTGCAAGGTATTTGTACAATAGGCAAACCCCCCTCCCCTCCATTGTGTGATGGTGTTTGTGGCAAAGAAAATAGCAACTATGTTTATGAACTTAATAGATTATGTGTTAATGAAGGATTACCTAAAAACACCTTGTCAATTTTTGTAGGTAAAGTATTAAGGTTATTACCTAAAATGATTCTTGTAAGTTACGCTGACACATCACAAAACCACAATGGGTACATTTATCAAGCAACTAATTGGATATATACAGGATTAAGCGCAAAAAGAACTGAGTGGAAAGAAAAAAACAGTAATAGACATTCAAGAACACTTCATAGTAAGTATAGTTCTAATCAAATGAAGTATGATGATAATTTTGAAATGATAGAAAGATCAAGAAAACATAGATATGTATATTTTATAGGAAGTAAAAAAGATAAAAAATATTTTTTAAAACAATTAAACTACAAAATACAAGATTACCCTAAAGGAGAAAATAAAAGGTATGATGCAAGTTATAAACCAAATGTTCAAGGACTATTATTTTAAAACATGAATTTACAAGAACAATTAAGCGAAAAGATAAAGACAAGAGATGAGGCAAGAAAATTAATTCTTGATCCATACATAGATCAAATAAAAATAGTTGGATTAACCAAAGGATTAAAAAAATTAGAAAAGGAAATAAATGGTTTAATTAAACAGATAGAAAATGAAGAAAGCTAAAAGAATAGTAGGCACTTTGTTTATTATTATAGCAAGTGTTTTGATTTTAATAATTGGGAACTTTATAGACTTACACAAACCGCATGACAGATAGCATAGTAGAAAGTGTTCTAAACAAATTTAAAGAACGCTCAGAGGAAGGAATAAAGAAGTATGGTGTGACATTAGATAGAAAAGATTTAAGTCCCTTAGAATGGCTGACACATCTTCAAGAAGAATTGATGGATGCTACGTTATATATAGAGAAGTTAAAGAAAGAACTAGAACATTTAGATAGGATGAATAAAATAATGGAACTATGACAAAAATGGATTTAAAAGAAAAGTTAATTCACAAAATTGAACTTCTTATTTTAGAACATGAATACACAAATTATTGTATTATGGCTAAAGAGTTATCTGAATTAATGCTTGATGAAATGATTAATATAAACAATTTGAGTAAAGCAGATAAAGATTATTTAGCACATTTAAGTGTTAATAAAATGAAACAATTAATTAGTTAATCTAATAAAAAATGACAGAAAGAGAAAAAAACGCAAGTGATAAGGCACAAAAACTAATCAGTAGATTTATTAGTGAATGTGAAGTAGATGAAGATTCTGCAAAGAAAGCAGGTTTGATTCTTATAGATGAATTATTTAAGTGGGGACTGCCTTACACCTATCAAATAGAGTTTTGGACAGAGGTTAAAAGATATTTAAAATGACGGCACAAGAAATAAGCGATAGAATAGTAAAGAAAACTAAAGTAAATGTTTTTGAAGATAGTAGGAAAAAAGAAGTGATACATTATCGTTCACTACTCATTTACTTGCTTAGAGAAAAGATGAATCTTAGATGGATGAACATAGCACTGTTTTTTAAAGCAAATGACAAAAGTATAACACACGCAACTATTATACATTCACATCATTACTATGAACTTTACAAGGATGAAAATCCCAAATTAGAAGAGTTAGAAAAACAATTTAACTTTGCACCAGTTGATCTTGACACATTAGACAAGATTCATATGTTAGAAAATAAAGTTAAAAATTTAAGGAAAATAATACAGAAATATGAAAAAGTTAGTTAGTTCAGTAAGGAAGTCATTAAGGAATTTATTCACAGAAGATGATCCTACAAAAATATGGGTTCAGATACCTAGAAATTTCAAAACAAAGAAAGATCAAAATTACATGATTCGAAGAACAAAGGATTTTATAATTGAAAACACAGAAGTTGGATAATGGAAAACTTTGATAAGGATTATGAGGATGGAAACAATATTGAAAAATTAGTATTAAATTTAATATTAAAAAAATATCCAAAAGCCTATATCAAAGAAGGTTATTTTAAAGGGTGGGACATACACATACCCGAAGTAGATAAAACAGTAGAGGTTAAATTTGATCGTGTTGCTGAAACAGGTAAAAACATCTTAATAGAAATTGAATCAAATAATGAACCATCGGGAATGTCAACAACAAAGGCTGACTTTTGGGTAATATATGATAACATTAAATTCTATTGGTTTAAAACAGAACAAATAAGAAAGTGTATCTATGAGAATAAATTACATTGGAGGGAATACAAAGCCAATCAAGACAATAAAACAAAAAAGGCTTATATGATAAATAAAGAATTACTTTTAAAATACCAATATTTACAAAAATAAAGATGATAAAAGAAGTAAACATTAACGAGGTTCTGACAAACCCAAACAATCCAAGAACCATAAAAGACGACAAGTTTAAAAAGCTAGTAAAGAGCATTAAAGAATTTCCACAAATGCTAGAGAAGAGAGCCATAGTAGTTGATGAAGCTATGATGGTTCTAGGAGGTAACATGAGATTGAAAGCCTGTAAAGAAGCAGGTGTTAAAAAGGTGTGGGTAGATGTGGCTGAAGGTTGGACTGAAGAACAAAAGAAAGAATTTATTGTTAAGGACAATGTAGGATTTGGAGAATGGGATTGGGATACATTAGCAAACGAATGGGATGTAGATCAATTAGATGAATGGGGTTTAGATGTTCCCGACTTTCCTAATGAACTAGAGGCAGAGGAGGATGACTATGAAGAACCCGATGATCTAAAGGTTGATGTTGTGTTAGGAGATTTGATTAAGATCGGTGATCATCGTTTATTATGTGGAGACTCAACGGATTCAGATCAAGTGGCTAAGTTGATGAATGGAGAGAAGGCTGACATGGTGTTTACTGATCCGCCTTATGGCATTAGTGTTGTTAAAAATGAAAAGGTAGGTGCTGATTTTGGTATTGCTAAAAAAGGGAAATACTCTGAGGTAATTGCAGATGACACGACAAAAACTGCTAAAGAATTTTATAACACTTGCATAGGTTTAGGTATGGATAGGTTTATTATTTGGGGAGGTAATTATTTTACTGATTTTTTACCATTTAGTGATGGATGGATTATTTGGAATAAAAGAGCAAATACGGATATAAGAAATACATTTGCCGACGGAGAAATGGCTTGGTGCAGTTTTCATACACCAATAAGAATATATGATCAACTATGGAACGGAATGATTAGAGAAGGTGAGAAAGAAAAACGAGTACATCCAACGCAAAAACCCATAAGAACTTTATCAGAAATAATACAAGATCATGTAAAAGGAAATATAATTATGGATGGTTTTCTTGGTAGTGGCTCAACAATGGTAGCATCGCATCAGCTTGATCGTAAATGCTATGGTATGGAACTTGATCCAAAATATTGTCAAGTGATAATAGATAGAATGAGAAAGCTAGATGATAACTTAATTATAAAAATAAACGGTAAAGAGTATGAACAAAACTGAACAACATAAAAAAGCAATAATCAAGGCTTTAGAAAAATCTCTTGGTGTTGTTACTACTGCTTGTAAGAATGTGGGTATAGGTAGAACTATATTTTACGAATGGATAAAGGATGATAAATCATTTGCTAAAGAAGTAAACGATATTCAAAATATTGCATTGGATTTTGCTGAATCACAACTACACAAACAAATAGGAGATGGATCAACTATTGCAACTATATTTTATTTAAAAACAAAAGGTAAAAACAGAGGTTATATTGAAAGACAAGAGATTGAACATAATCAAAAAGATAACGAATTTAATATCAGAATTATTAAGTGAATCTTGATGTAAATGTTGTCTTTGAACATCTTGTGGATTCAAAGGCTAAAATAGTATGTGAGCAAGGGGGTACGAGATCGGGTAAAACCTACAACATATTGATGTGGATCATGTTTTATTATTGTACCAAAAACACAGATAAGATAATAACCATTTGCAGAAAATCTTACCCGGCACTTAGGGCATCTGTGATGAGGGATTTTTTTTCTATATTAAATGCTCACC